CCTGCATTGTTTTTGACCATTGCCCAATCCTTGTCGTGATGGGATATGAATTCAACAATTTGACCAGTCTTTTGATTTTGATAAAGCGTCATAACACAAAAAAAGGACATCCGATACCAGATGTCCTTCATTGTAGGGATAAAAACTAATTAATCCAACTATGCGCCTTGCTCAACCACGTATGGAGTTCCAATATCCTCACTGTTAGGTACTGCATCATCAACAAAGTATGAAACAGTAACGATGAGGTATGTGCCACCGCTTGCAGTTGAAGTCAAAGCAGAACCTGCAGATGTTCCTGTGCTGTCAGTTACATAGACCTTAAGAGTCTCAGCACCAGATAAGGGAGCTGCTGTAACAAGACTAGTTACTGAAGTTCCAGGAGCGATAGTTGTACTACCTACTGCAAGATCTGCAGAGTTAGAAGCAACTTTAGTAGCTGTAATAGTTGCATCGTTTCCGATAGCATCAGCAACTTTCAATCTGTTGGTGTTAGTTCCAACAAGACCAGAAGTAGCTGTTCCAACTCCTTTGTCCTTACGAACGTCAGGTACACGAATACCAACAGAGTAAACAGCAGCGCCAGCTGGCAATGTTAAACCTGTGATATCTGCACGAGCTTTGTCGTCTCCTCTGAGGTCTGGGCTAGGAATGACGACGTCGAAAGATGTACCACCAGTTGAATTAACTAGTGCGTAACCTGTCTTCTGAAAGTAAACACGACCAGGCTCAGACACAACGCCTTGACCTTGGTAGCTACTTAGTTGGGCAACCCAGTTGCCGGGAAAGATTTTCTTTGCCATGTGATAAATACCTTAGTAAACGAAACTGAAGGCACAAGTCACGAAATCCTTATTCAGCATTTCGAACCCAGCAAAGAGGGACCAAATCATAATAATAAAGCGCGAAAAATCGTCGTTATTATTAAGAAGAATTTGAGCGTTGTTACCACCAATACCTACACCAATAGCCTGAGGGCCAAAGAAGAGCATAGGAGCAGCGGTTGTCACTGTATTAGTGATGCTCGCGTCAGTGATTGTTACCTGTAAAGATTTCTCAGGCAAGTTGGTTGATTCGAACCATCTTACGCCCTCAAACAAAAATCCGGTAGGCATCACCGGCTGACCAGCTACAAATCCAGCTTGTCCATAAGCAGGACCCATACCTTGGAAGAAGTTAGCATTAGGAGCTTGCTCAGGCTGGAGTGGATTTACCATTCCGTTCCCTGCATATCGAGCTATCTCACGGAAAGCCTCGTTTTGGCGCAAGTGCATCATTGCTGTTGGATCAGCGATGCATCTGTAGTAGCCATCAGCGAAAGTTGGAACGTTGCGCTTACGCATGTCCTTAACAACCTGAAGTAAGTCGGTTTTTACGTCGAACTTACCTGAGGAGCCTGCTGCATAACTAATAAATGGAGCAGATCCGCCCTTAGCCTTACTACCTGGATAGAAATATCCACCTTGGCTATCTGTTGCTTCTCCGTTAGCTTCCGCTTTGAATAGCTCATCAGCGAAAACCCTGTCACGCCAACGTCTGTAATCATCCAAAAGGGTCAAGGACCCGATGCTCTGGTGAAAAACGTTGAGGTTACCTGTGTCTAAAAGTAGACGTTGTGCTGTTAAGAGAGTTTCTCTTGCAACCTTGAAAGTACTAGGAGATGTCGCATCTGTTGGATCGGCAGGACCTGTGTACTCTTTTAAGGTTACGAGAACCTTGTCTTTAACAATATTGCGGCTAGATGCTGTACCGAGTGTTTGATCTGCTGTACGCTCTCTGGAATCCTTATTACCAGGATTACCCCAGAAGCGATATCTATCGAGCTGGACCGTTTGTCCGGGCTGTTTAGCGAAATCGTGTACCACTACTGGCTCTACAGCCATCTCGATTACATAACCGGGATGGGGCCTATAAAGCTCAGCACCTAACAGCTTTGGAAAATCGTTGTCAATCCACATGGATCGCAATCACTCCGTAGCTTATAGAAATTTAATGACACTATCGACGTGTCATCACTACTATAAATGAAGTACGTAGGGTGAAACTTTTGGACGCAATAGACGTTCGAGGATTACTTGGATTATTGCTCGCAGATGGCAGCCTTGTTTCTTATCGCACTCCTGGAGGAGGTTACGTCCAGTTAACTCTTACAGCGGGACCTTCTGAATCAGCTTTTCTCGAAGAGAAAGTCGCCGAATTCAGACAATTCATTCCAACAAGAGCAAAAATTGTTCCCTATAAAACAACTCCTAGAGCTAATGGTCAGACAACTCCAATTCTCCGATTCAGGGTATCGACTAATAAATTAAGACCAATACACAATCTTTTGTACCCTCGAGGGGAAAGACAAATAACTAAAGCAACATTAGGTTTGCTTGGAGGGGAAGCCGCTGCGTGGATGTGGGCTGAAGGTTCTAGACATCTAGAAAAAGGAGCGACAGACTTAGCACGAGTTGGAAATACCGAAGAGGAAGCTCAGCTGGTATCTCAATGGCTGGAGACTCTAACAGGAGCATCTTCAGTTATTAATCGTTACTATATTCGTCCTCGTTTATCTTTTAATGCAGAACAATCACACAAAATAAAATCCATATTACTTCCTTACGCCCCTAAATCTAGAAAACATTTATTCACTGGAGAAACTTGGAATGCAAGCTCGATTCGTAGTGCGCGCACTGAGTTATTGCTTGGGCAAGGGGAAAGTATCACTCAAAGGGAAGAACAAAAGACCTTGGCTGGAAATATCTAGGTCCGAGGTTGATAAAAAGTATCTCAACCATCAATTAAGGACACTACGCAAGTTGCATGTCACCCCTTTAGAAGTTTTCTGGGATCGATTAGCAACAGACACGTACTACGATAAGGAACGCCTCCGTCTACATAGCGACCATCTCTGGAGAGTGTACGAAATACTCTATCCCCAAGATACTTCGCACCTGTCTAATCAAGCATTGCAGTTATCAGGCATACATGGCTTAACTTCTTTATGGATTGACCAAGGCCGAATTATTGGACGTAAGGGATTAATAAAAGGACGATATTCGGATCAGGAATACGAAAACCTATCTCGATGGTTACAAGATTACTGGAATATAAAATCTTATCTAAGACGAAACCAATCAGCAATTTTTCAATTATCCCTGAATAGAGAAGCATTAGAAACACTAATAGATACAATTACTCCTGCGGTTCACCATGTGATGAAAAAGAAGTTACGCTAAGAAAGCCTCGAAGAAGAACTACGTCAGAGGTAGCTGAACAGGGGGCTTAAATTTTTGTAGTTTCTTTAAGTCTTAAACAGAACGCCAGGCGACTAGCTATCGTGTGGCGTCCCCTGATTTCTCATATCGAGTAAGATTCAAGTAAAGAAGGACTTTTATGCCGACTCAATGACATCGGTAACGACAGCTTTAAATAAAATATCTGATTCTTATGGGGGGAGCAGTAAAACTTCCCCCTCTTTTCTTAGACTTGATCATGTTAAATTCAATTCAGTCAGTAAGGCTAAAGACTTAGGATCAGTTGATAATTTAAATGTCGTTATAACAGGAACTATTGGATCAGAATCAGGAACCAACACTTTATATTTCAAAGTAGTCAGTCAGGGCGAATCTGATATTCGAATTACAAGAAATCCTATTAATAAGTACACAGATAAATATGTTTCGCTAGGAGTTTTGAATGCCAACAAGAAGCCAATGCCTCTAACAGGAGACGGTTTTGCTTACAAGAACGATCTTATCAATACAACCGTCAATGAAAATCTTTTGCAACTTCCGCCTGGAATTTTTTATTTCACTGTTACTTCTTCTCAATGGCAATCCGTCCCTTATAGCGTCAATTTAGAAGTTATTCGTTATGTTCAGTTATTTGGAACAGCAACAGGTTCTAACTTGTCTTACGGTCGACTCCCTCTCATTAAGGGTTACGGTACTGCAACCCTATCGAACGACTCTTATGGTACTTTGCCTGCTCCTGCGATAATCAAAGCACTTGTAGGCTCTGGAGGAGGGGTAAAAGATAGTTATGGACTAATGATTATCAACTCGGTCGGAACAGTAGAAGGGCGTTTTGAACCTTACGGTCGCATGTTGATGTATCACCGTATTCCTTCAGCGACGTCTGAGCTGACATCGTCTAATTACGCTACGCTAACAGTATCCTCTCCGAGCGGTGGGTACTAAATAATAGTCACCTCTCAAGAGCTGTCAAAATAGTAAATGACGAAGAGTTAACTGCAGTATGGCGTTTTCCCAGTATTTTGCGAACGAAATCCTTACTTGGATAAAAGGAGCCTCGTTTCCAACTGCTTTAAGCAATGTGTACGTCAGTATCCATACTGGCGATCCTGGCACTGCTGGCACTTCTAATGACGTAACATTAACTGTTACGGGAAGTGCAAATAGAACAGCTATATCTGCTTCTGCTTTTACAGGGGTCACAGGAGCCTCTCCTAGTGGTTTCGAGATAAAGAATACTAATACTGTGCAAATAACAACTAATGCACAAAATGGAACCCAACAAACCTTGACTCACTTTGGTTTATGGGATTCTCAAACCTCAGGAAATTTCATAGCATCTGGAGCGTTGACCGCAAGCGTAGACGTGCAATCAGGCGATACGGTTCAATTCAACTCTAATGCCTTAGCTATTAAGGTGGTCTAGATGACTCTTAATAGAAGAACGAGGCTAGCACAGGAAATGTATCGGCAGAAAGCCGGTAATCAGCAATTTCAAAAGTTTGGCGATCTCGTTAATCAAGCGATAGGCGAACCTACTGTTGGTTCCATCACTCAAGCAGGTTTATCGGGAGTTAAAGGCATCGCTCAAAGAGCAATGGCTGACGCTAGAAGGGTAGCGACTGGAACGACTCTGAAAGACCGAGCCATTGCTCAAGGATTTAGAGAAACAGGAAGAGATCCAACTAATGTAGTTGACGCTGTTTCTTCTCCGCAGCTTAGAGCTAGCTTGCCTGAAAATAGAGACACATTAGAAAGAAGCAAGCCATTACCTCAAGTAGATCAGATACAGGAGCAAACACCAGGCATCCCAACACCTGAAAAGCTTACGGACAGTAGAAAGAAACAGTTAGAAGAATATATTTCTCCAGAAGGATCTGAGGAAGCATGGAATGATTTTTATGATGACTCTAAAAGGCAGGCTGAATGGGAGATTTTAACTAACCAAAACGAACCTAGAACTCAACCCGTCGTAACTGAAAATCTATCTTTTACTGATCAAGTTTTAAACCCCCAAAACAATAATCCGATAAATACACCCCAAAAGCCCCTAGTCACATCTAATACAACTGATACTCAAAATCCTTTAGTTCCGACGCCCAATAAGCCAGTCAAGACAACTCCTGCCAAGCCAAAGGTAACTAAAAATACTACTGCACTACCTAAGCCGAAAAGGAAGTCCTCAGATAAAAAGATAGTTCCTTCTAAGGCTGAAAAAGCTAAAACTAAAGACTTAAAAGAAACAACCGATAAAACGATTAAAAAAGTAGAAGAAAAAACAACTAAAACAACCAGTTCTGGTACTCCTTTAGCAAAAGGCTTTGACGACCAAATACTAGCTGGGCTACTAGGTGTCGGTATAGGTGTGGGAACTAATCAGCTATTACAACCAACCCCTCAACCGAAAGATCCCAATNCACAATACGACCGTTATTACCGTTAAAAACCCCATAAAAACTTAGGTTTTCCCCCAGGCTGAGATTTNAATCCTTGGCCATCTCGAACATCGATATGGATGAATCCTTTNCTTCTGTAATCTCCATAACCTCCATCCCATCGTTGTACAAGCCATAGGTGAAACTTATCTAACGTCCTGCCATCGATAGTATAAATATCCATTGCTGTGCCTAGTACATGATGAGATTTNTCGCTGCCCCCACACTCTCTATTAATTGGTTCAGGTCTGTAAAAGCTGGTAACTCCTAAAGGTTCTCCCCAAGCGTCACGAATTTTGTCATATTCCCTGCAAGTGTTAATCAAGGTCTTCTCTATTTCACTACCCACCTCAGGAACTCTTCGTGCGTCATATTGCAAAATTTCACCAGCTGTCAAATACTTCCCAACAGGACAAGCGAAATCTAACCAATTAATACCATCTTCTTCTTGAGAAT